GTGTCCCCGCCCTATCAAAAAACCTACCCCCCTTAGATGAATTGCATGGAGAACACAGAACTTGTAAATTAGATGGGTTGTCATCACCGCCATGAATCCTTGGCACAATATGGTCAACGCTTAGGCGTTCATCTGACCCACACATCTGGCAACATCCATCTCTTCTGATGATCTGTTCCCTAATCTTGCGCCACTTGTTAGATGACCCAGTACCTTTAAGACTACTCATGAAGATAGACACTCTTGTTACATCTATCGCATAATGCGTAATGGATATTGTCATAAGGAATATATAACCATCGATGCTTGAATAGATAGCAAAGTAGCTGCTTGATTAATGCCATCCCTTATCCTTCCAATGCTTCCATGCTTTGCATGTATCGCCTTGATATCTATGATCTATATATTTAAGTCCATAGTGTATCTGTTCAATAGGTGACTTGTCCTTGACTATAGGGTTCTTCAACTGTAATAGTCCATAAACATAACTCTTCGTTGGACTATTTAAGTTCCCTACTGCTTTATGATTCCAAGCAGATTCTTTACCTATAAGCCTTGATAGGCATTTAGCTTCTCTTTTATCTAATGTAAATCGTACATAATCTTTTGGATCTATTGCTTCTATTGAGCCACTTGATGCGTGACTCATGGGTAAGCATAGAGATATCCCAATAGCGAAGGCTACCCCCCGGGCTAACCGCAGGCGGCCCGGTGTGAGCCCCTTAAGGGCTCTAGCCTGTAGAGTACCAGAGCAGTCAAGTTCATTTGTATAAGTGCTGGTCATATCGCGTGTCGAATCTGGTTGCCTATATACATCGTATATTTAGGTGGGATGGATTCTACTAATTCACTCCAGATCATCCAGTCTATGTCCATCGCTTCGTTAGCCTCTTCCATGGTCTTAGCTGTGTGTCCACCATTAGGAATCTCATCACGCATAGAGCCATATATACCAACTGGCTTACCCTGGGCTTTGTGATTACATGGAACGCCCTGGAGTTTTAGGTTAGATTCAAATAGCCGATGTCTACGCACTTTAAGCCCAAAGTAGGAACCGCACATCTGAATAGGGTTTATTAATGGAGCACCTGGTACATTTTCAATGACATAGGGCTTACCTGAAGCTATAAGTGCTTCTCGGACTTCTGGGATCATATTTACTTTAGTAGTGCCTTTGCCCTGAGCATTTCTAAGATGCTGTGTAGCACTAAAGGTCTGGCAAGGTGGACTAGCCGCAATTACATCGAATTGCTGTAGAAACTCAGGATATAGGTAATCCCTGACATCTCCACGAATATAGTTAAATGGATATCGTTTGCCATGCTTGACATCAATACCAGTAACCTCGAAGCCTGCCATTGCGTAGCCTTTTGAGGCTCCACCAGCTCCGCAGAATAGGTCTAATAACTTAGGAATCTGTGCTGTAGAAACCGCTTCCCTTGAATTGGATGTTAGGGACTGAGTAGATTTTTTGCATTGGGCTATGGCAGAAACTGCATGTGACTGAATGTGGTTCATGGATCGATAACTCCTTCTCGTAGCGCAAGTTCGCCTCGCACTCTTCGTTGGTACATTCGAATTCGTAAATAGGCATTAGTTCAGCCCTTGCAAGTCCGGCATGGGACATCCTTTAGTTTCCACGATCCACATTGTGTGCATCTCTCAGGAACTAATTCTACCGAATCTTTTTGAATATCGCCGTAACCGGCCTTGAGCAGTAATTGAACCAAATCACCAAATCGCATAAAGGCAAGATACTCGGCAGCATCTTCACCCTGGCCATTCATACGACACACCACGAACGGTAGCTCTTTGCCAGCCGCTCGCTTGGTGACCTGTTTCAACCAACTGAGAGGTGCGAATTCGCTGCGAGCTTTGATTTCTGCATCGAATGGGACATTGTGAATATCCTTACCCGCTCCTCTACCGACACTAGCGTTCTCCCACCATTGAGATAAATAGGATTCGATTACTCGCTCGGTGCGATAGCCTCGGTGTTTTCTGTGTTGGGACATGGATTAGGTCATGCCTTCCCAGCAGAATTCATAGTTCCACACTTATCGCACTTCCATGCGCTTTGCATGGCTCTCAGCTTAATCTGTGAAACAGTAGGGGGCTCATTACATAACTGGCAGATAATCGCGAAGCCTAGAGCTTGTAGATCATGAGCCGATTGCTGAGCCATGTAGAGTTCTTCATCTGTAGGGAATTGCTCCCATTCATCATCTTGATTGCGAAAGAATAACTTACCCACGCTTCACCTGAGGCTTCCAAGTGCCATCTGCACTTATTTCGTACCAGATTGGGTCGCAAGGTTCATCTGAGAAGTTTTGACGGCTAACCGTACACTTCCAATGTCCCCAAGGCTTACCTGCTTTAGAGGTTCCGGTTTTCCATACACGCGCACCATGAATACAGCTCTCGTCTATTGGAGTGCCACCAAGGACATCCTTCACCATCTCGACTGCTGCTTCCAAAGTCTGAACTGGCGCTGCGAATGATTGACTCCATGGATCATCTTCCTTTGGTACTGGGACATATTCCTTCGATGTATCAGCCATCTTAGCCTTTACTTCTTCAACCTTAGCCTTTACTTCGTGAGTAGCTGCGACCTTTGACATTTCTTCGCGGCTCGCTCTCTTTCCTTTAGTAGCATACCCTGCATTCGCGAGTGCGCGGCCAATCGCACTAGTTTCGCAGTTTTCAAGAGCGGAAGTAGCATTAACTCCACGCCCCTGGACTGTCTCCTCAGCAAGGCCAGTTGTCCAAGGCCTAGGGTCAGCCTCAGTTCTATAGATACTAGCTTCAACGATATATTGAGTAGCACTAGAATTAACAAGCTTCGTATGTATTTGGCCATCTGGGTGATCCTTCCAAAACTTAATAAGGCGTTCTTCAACTGTCTCGTAATCATCTAGATTAAACATATAAATCGTTCTCCTCTGTAGCTAGTTGTCCTGATATAGCAAAGTACGCTGCACCATCGATGAAATTATCGACCTTTGGAGTTTCCATACTTCTTGCGACTTTGACCAATGCCAAGCACATAGCCACTTGGTAGTCTGTAACTGGCATTTCGAGGTATGCAGACCAAAGGGATGCTGTTCTGGACATATTGTCTGTCGGGTGACCGTAGTCCATTCCACGATCTTGGATGATTGCCTTTGCCTCGTTAAGGAAGTCACCGGCATTCATCGATTCGCCTGGAACTGCTCGATGCGACCTTCTACTTGACCGTCATGATAACCAGTCTTATATGCAAGAACTCCTACTAGGCCAAAGGCAGCTAATAGGATTAACTGTAATACTGTCATTTTTGCTCCCATTCCACCGGCATTTCCGGCTTCTTGGGATGAGTCTATAACGGCAGTTCTACCTCGACTAGCACATTTTGATAACGAAATGGTAACAATTCTACTTCGTCAATCGCATCGTCTAGGCTGTAAGCCAAGTCACTTTCGCGGCCTGCCATAAACCTTCCCCTGAACTATAAAGGTGCCATTCTTCTCGATGTTTATAAGATCGACTTGAACGGTTGAATTCTGGACATACATAATGGCGAACGCTTGCTGCCAATTAGCGGTTCCCTTGGTATATGAGGCCTGCTTAAAGTCCATTAAATTACCAACCTCGACTCCATGCAGAACACGCCCTAAACGGCCACCAGAGGCCTCTGAGAAGGCGCTACGGCCTGCTCTGTGAGTATGTCCTGAGATGACATTCTTGCCATGTCTACGGGCTGCTTCTAGGGCTGAAAGGCCACCTAGATTCTTAATAGGCGTATGGTCTCCATGAACGGCTATCCAGCCTGGAGCGATATTCATAGGATTCTTATGGAAGGTTATGCCTAGTTCATCGAACTTCATGAACTTCTCGAATCTCAGCTCTGGAAGGCTAAGAAACGATGGAATCTTCTTCATGATGATGTTATAAAGTCTATCTGTGTGGTTGCTTCGGATGCAGTCAGTAACACCCAGTTCCCAGAGCAGGTTGACGCATCGGTCACGATCATCGCCAAGGCTCTGCTCATAGGCTTGAGG